TACCAAACCATTTGAATAATGATTCAACTGATCTATCTAAAAACTTTCTATCAACGGCAAATGGTGGTACTTTGTAATCTACTGCTTCAGGTAAAATATCTTCAAATTTTTTAATATATGCTTTTGCAACTTCTACATTTGCTGCATCTACTTTTTTTTGTAGCTTGGTTGCCTCATTACCAGTAATAGAACCATCTATCAAACCCCTATATTCCTTTTGTTTTATACCTGCTTTTGCACCAACATTCATATCATATGTTTGATTACCTATTTTAAATTTACCTGTTCTTACCAATTCATATAAATCTCTTGGTACATTTTTACCACCAAAAGATATTTTCATATCTTTTCTAAGTAATTCAACAAAATCATTTAACACTTTGTTGTAATCTCTTGGAGATAATCCACTAGCTCCTTCAAGTATTCTGTAAGGATTATTTTTACCTGCTGTTAAAGAAAGCATAGCATCTCTTATAACTCCATCTTTTTTAAGATTTTTTATAAGTTCTTGTACAGCTTCTTTTTTATTAGCTGCAAGTTCTACACTTGCTATTTCTTTTGCAAGGATTGAGTTTGAATAATTTTGTATTACTCTGTATTGACCTTCATCCCATTTAACTTTGTTAATTTTTCTTTCTATTGTTTGAAATTTAATATCACTAGCAACAGACTGTTTTCTAAGTTGTTTAAAAGTTCTTGTATCACCAACAGAAGATTCAGATATACCTTGTCTAAAGTTTGGTGTATCTAACCATCCATCTCTTGCATAACTAGCTCTTACCTTTACGCTATCATCCGTAAGTCTTGCAAGAAGTCCTATTGGGTGATCTAAGTACCCTAATGCACCATCTGCAATAGCTCTTAGTTGCTCCTCTGCTATAACTCTTACTGTCCAAGCAGGTCGTAATAAAACTAAAGGTTTAAATATACCACTTACATAACCATCAAAAAATCGTGTAATACCTTCTCTACCTACAATACGAGTAGCATCATCATACTTATCTTTAAAACCATTAATCAATTTGTTTGATAATTTTATAACTTGTGATGGGTTTGTAAGTATTAAATCTTGTGAAAGAGTTGATTCAAGTATTGGTCTTTGAAACAATGTTGTTCCTATTTCATCTAATGTTTCTTTATTTACACCAGCAACAAACTCATCATTCTTTTTAAATAATTTTTCCCACGCTTGTTTCATACCAAGAGGTAAAATATCAATATTGCTATATCTAGTTATATCTTCAGATATTTGATTTTTTTCATCAAAAGCAACTTTTAAAGATAAAAATACCCTATCTACTAACTTGTCTGTAGCATTTCCTTCAACAAGTTTACCTTTTTTTATAAGTTCATCTTTATATATTTGTCTAAGTTGTGAAAAATCATCTTTAACTTGATTTGTAAGAAAGGTAGCTCTTTTGTTTGGTGTAGTAGAAGATAGCTTATCAAGTCCTTCAATCATATTTTTAACTCTACTGTTTACATCTACCACTTGGTCTTTAGGGTCTAACAATCTTAAAAACTTTGTGTACTCAACAATTAAATGATCTGGATTACCTGCGTTTAATCTTGTTTTATACAAAGGTCCAAATGTTTCTTGTAGTGTTTGTCTAAAAATGCCTCTTTTTTGTACTTTTGGTACAGCACCTCTTGTAGCAATAGGAAGTAATTGTGCTTTTTCGTTTAATAATGTTTTTACTGCTTTTCTTGAAGCCTCAATAGATAAATTATCTGGCAAAGCAGATAATTGTTTCATAAAATCTGAAAAATCAGAGCTTAATTGTTTATCCTCTATTACATATTTATTTAATATATTAAAATTTGATTGCTCCAAAATATTTGCAGGTTTATTTTTATTAGCGTATAAAAAATCAGATAAATTATCTCCTAGTTTAATTTTTTGAGGTATTTTATTTTTTATAATAATTATTTCTTTATTATTAATAACATCTTCTACTGTGCTTTTACTAAAATTTTTCCTTACAAATCCTTGTAAAAATCCTAAATCTGCTTTTTGTGCATCACTCAAATCATCAAAACGCAATAATTTTCGTTGTGCTGCTGCACCCTTAGCTGCTCTACCTAGAACAAAAGTAGGATCAGCAAGTTGTAAACCTAAATCAAATATACCTGTAGCGAAATCATATGCTCTATCTTCTGGTCCTATAAAAAATTCAAAAGGCTTAAATAACACACGACCTGGTGTAACGTGTGGACTTTTACCTCTTGCAATAAGTGCTGCTGCTCTATCTCCATCAAATACAACTTTTTTTTCTGCTTCATAAATATCATCAAATATATTTGCACCAAGTCTTGATATTGCTATATCTCTTGCTTTTAGTGGGTCAGCACCTTTGTCAATCAAATCTTTGTATGTCTGTGTTTTTTCAGGGTCTGTAGATTGAAACAAAGCATTACCTAAATCTATTTTTTCTCCCCTTGCTCTTGCTTCTTTCCAATATGCAAAAGGATCAATAGCAGCTTTCTTCCAGGCTTCTTTACTATCTACTCCCTGTGAACGCAACTCTACTGCTCTAAGTGGTTGCCCTATAACATCTTCGTAGAGTTCTCTTACTCCAAGAAAAGCACCTTTTAAGCCTAACTCAAATAAACCACCTGTTTCTTCATTTACACCGAATTGATTAAAAACTGCTGTTTTTACTTTTCCGTATGTAGCTGCTTTTGCTTTTGTAAAAAACTCTGTAAGCCCTTCTATAAAACCTTCATCAGCATTTTGTTTTGTAGCTTGTACCATCACACTTGGTGGCACATTTACGGCTTGTTGATTTATTTGACTTAGCTTTATTGCTTGATCTCTTGTTACTTGTAAAGGAGGTTGTGTATCTCTTTTTTCTAGTAAGTAATCTACATTGACATTATCAGAATATGAGGTTGCCATTACAAATACTCTAGTAAACTATCATCACCTGTTTCTAGCCAAGACTGATATACAAATTGTTTTATATTTTCAGCTTGATATGTCTGTTCTTCTGGTCTTGTATTTAGACCAGGACCAAAAGGCAGTCCTGATGTAACAGGTTCATTAGGTCTTTCAGTTGGTGCAAAAACATCTATATTCGGCATTCTTCTTTGTGTTGGTTGTACTAGAGGTTTTTCTCTTGGCAAAGTATCTTTTGGTAGAGGTGCAGATTGTTGTTGTTGTATTAAATCTTGTTGTTCTCCATACGCAACACCTGGTATTCTCCTTACAGCTTGTGTGTTGTCTTGGTAATTTCTTGCAGCAGGTGGTACATTTAAACCTCTATTGCTAGGACTTCTAGTTGCCATCTTCATCCTCCTCATCTTCGTAATACATAAAAGTTGAGGATATAATCATATAACCAAATGGAAATGCTAAAGGTGGCATTTGATCTTTAAACATTCTTGGTTGTAATGTTTCTTCCTCAAATAATATATCATCACCTAGCTCATCAACATCTCCAAGTGAGTAATGTACAATATCTGCAAAGTCTTTGTTAAATGACATTATCCACCCATTCCTTGTAATAGCTGTGCTATGCCTGGTGGTGGACCTTGTGGTGGTAAGGTCGCACCTCCAAGCAATTCTTGTTCTTGCTCTGGTATCTCTGGTTGCTCTGCTGTGTAAAATTTATCTAAAATACTTTGCATATTGTCTGGTGTTTTTCTTATCTGTATGACAGCCATAGTTGCTTTAGGATCACCTTGTTGTGCCTGTGCTAACAAAGAATCAAATAAAACTTTATCTGCTTTTTCTTTTGTTATTCTGCTGTTTACCATAGACAAGTTATCTAAACCATCTAAGTTCTCCTGCAAAGTCTGTGTGTCAATAATACCTGCCTGAAGTAGTTGCAGCCCTGTTACTATTTTCTGTGGCTCATCATATCCAGCCATAGCACCATACACCCTGCGTGTTTTGTAAGCACCCTGTATATCTGTGCTTGGGTCATACTTTTCACTAAAGAATTGATTGTTGTAATATCCTGATAATTCTTTTGACCTACCACCATACATTTTTTCATCAAACTCTAATCGTTTTGCATCAATCATTTCTATAGCATCTGACATAACTGTATGATATTCTCTAATCATCAACGACATAGATGCACCTAGTTCTTCTAATCCTCTACCTGTTGCAAAGCTAAGTGGGCTTTGTGAATCATCAGATACAGGATAAGAACCACCAACACGAAGTTGTCTTTCTATTCTGTCTATTTGTTGAAATATTTGATAAGGAACATTTGATGCAGGTTTACTTACTTGTGTACCTGGAGCTAGATAGTTTACGGCAAATCTACCTTTACGATACTGTCCTGATTCTATCTCTCCTGATATGTTTGTTTCTGTAAATACTGCATCCTCCATAGCAATTATGGACATAACATTTATCTTTGCCATAGAAGCCATAAGTCCTATGATTTGATCATACTGTCCTTGCAATCTGTCAAAAGCAAACTTCTTTGCAACAACAAATGATGGACCACTATCTAGTGGGTTTGGAATAAAGTCAAGAATAGTTCCAGATGTCATATGGAATATGTATGTACCTTCTTCATTGTAATATTCTGCAATCAAATCACCTTCGCCATTTGAGTTTGCCCAAGAACCATTGTAAGAATCTGTGTAAGCAGAAGCATAAGCACTACCTATACCAAGATTGTTTGCCTTGTAAAAATCTTTGCTATTTATTTTGTCAGAGAACTGTGGATATGCTTTTGTCAATGCAGTTTTTGGTACTCTACGAATTATTGCCATTTCTTTAGGTTGCTGATCTGCACCAAAATATCCAGGAAAACAGTTGTAAGGATCACGCAGTTCTGCACAAGGATATGGCGTTCCATCAGGTCCTTTCTTCTCTCTAATTACCCATACTGCAAAACCATAACCGGGTAGCCATCTACCTACTTGTGGCATTTGTAAATCTAGTTTCTGTGTGTCATCATATGAAGTTACTATACGAGCTATCTTATCTGCTTTGGCTCTAGCCCTGTCAGAATCTTTATTGTTTGGAACATCTACTTTTAGGTTTGGAATACGACCTATCTTTTGTGATAGATGTTCTAATCCTGACATCATTAAGTTAGGAACAGGTATTTGAAAGTCTTGAAATCCTTGTATTTGATCGCCCAACAAAGCCATAATCCCATCAGGACCACCATTCATTATTGCACGAATACGACCTCTAGTGGAGTAAGCACTCTGATTGTCATAATGCAACTGTGTTATCTGATATTGTATTTCTTCTGGTGTCATTATCCCCAAGGGCTTTCGTTCATATTAGTTAAATTCCATTCTCCAAAACTAGGTTTATAATCTAATCCTACTTCTGCTAGTCTTTCCTTCTGTAATCTCCTGATTACACGCATAGGAAACCAACTTGCCATAACAACATCACTCTTGTTGTTTCTGCCAGATTGCTTACTAGCACCTGTAGAAAAATAAATTAGTTGCCTACGATATATATTACTCTTAGTTTCGCTTTCTGCACTACCATAAGGCAAACTTATTAATCCTTCTTTAAATAATTCTCTCATACTTCCAACACCAAAGATAGGATCAAATTTGTTTTTTTGTGTCTGATGTCCTTCTAAATAAATACCCATTCTTGCACAATACTCTTTTAAATCTTTATCTTGTCGTATAGCTCTTTGAAATCCGTTTTCCTCAATAACCCAATGTGCAAGATTATATTTTTCATACCACTTCTTTATTGTTTTCTTTGCTTGTATAATCCCACCACCTTGTTCGTTTTCTATATCTACCATATACATTTTGCCTGTTTCTGTATTGATAGCCCACAAAAAAGCAGCTTGATAACCTGTTGATGCAGGGTCTAATCCTGCTACCAAACGACAACCTGCTGGTACTTGACCTACAACTCTATTTACATCTCTACATAAATCTACTTCTTCTACATCAAACATAGCTATACCTTCTGCAAATGCTTTATTGAGATATACCATTTCAAATATTGCTTTTCCACCTGTAGTTTCAGCAGCTTGTAATCTTGACACTAACCATTTATAACTTCTTTTGTTTGCCCATAGCATACAATCTGTATGCAAGTCTATATCGCTTTCAGGCAATACACATTCTGTGCTATGTGCCTCTTCTACAATCTTGTCCATCTGTGGATTCTCTAGCAAAAAATTATATAAATCTTCAGGGTGTTGTCTTGAACCTATGACAACAATAGCTGTATGTTCCTCTTTACGAGATGACAAAGTTGTTGTCCACCATTGTCTTGTTTGTTCTCTAGCACTAGGTTGTATTGTCGTGCCGTGATCCTCAATGTCATCTGCAATAATCAAGTCGCAATCTCTTGACAAAATCTTGCCACCTTTACCTACAGCTACCATAGTTGGTGATTTTATACCTGTTACAGTTCTGTTGGCTATAGTAAACTGACCTGATGTCCAAGATTTACCACTTCTGTTCTTTGGTTTAAATGCTTCTCCTGGACCACAAAAATCCTCTATAAGTTTTTCATTATGTTCTAAATGATCTACTACAGCACCTACAGCATTCTTTGCTATCTCCTCATTACCACCTACCCACATAATTCTTACATTAGGATTCTTACAAATCTGCCATACTGCAAAGTGTGTAAGCAAGTCTGTTTTGCCGTGTCTTGGAGGACTAAGTATCATTTGCTCTCCACCTTCATCTATAGCTTTTAAAATACTTGCAATCCATCTTTTGTGAAAATCTGCTGTTTCGTATTGTTCGCCTGTTTCTGTTTGAAAGTATCTGTTTCTAAAATCCTCAAACTTGTCTAATGCTTTAATCGCTTCTTCTGGAGTAGTCCAATCTTTCTTTTTTTCTAAATTGTCTTTGTCTAATAAATATGCCTCGTGCATTTTCGTAATTAAAGATTTATCAACACCTAGCAATTTGGCAACTACTTGTTTTTGTATTAGCCCTTCTTGTACTTCTGGTGCAAAATTTTCTACATAATCTTGGTAATACTCACCACGAGTAGCTGTCATTTGTGAAGTAAATACTTTTTGTTTTTTAGCTTTACTTCTTTTGTGTTGTGCTTTACGACTGCATTGAACATTACAGTATCTTTTGTTGTTATGTTTTGCTGTAAATTTTTTTTCACAGCCAGGATTAGCACAGGTTTTTCTTTCAGCCATTATTTTCTTTTTTTCTTTTTATCAGCCATTCTTGATTTTTGTACTTTTTTTATGTTTACTTTTTTACCTGCTTTATATTTTTTTGCTGTTCTTTTTATCTCTGCTGCTCTTTTTCTTGCAGCAGCATCAGACAACCCTGCTAAGTATTTAGCAGGTACACCGAAACGATAAGGTTGTTTTCTTTTACTCATTTCCTTAAATCTGTATCGTGTTTTTTAGAACCTCTGATAAAAGAATTTACTCTGCCCATAGCCCAAGCACCCATACTTGTTCCTGGTCTTGATCCTGAACTCATATAAGCTGCTTGTCCTCTACGATATACTTTTGCTAATGTGCCATAAGAGATACCACTAGATTTTGCTTTTTTCTGTAATGCTGTTTTTGCACTTGCTGGAATAGCCATTATTTCTTTATCTTCTTTATCTTGCCGTTTTTAGTTCTTGCAAACTTATGCGTTTTAGTTTCTCTAATTAGAGTACCATAATATCTTTTGCCACCAAACATCCAACTAACTTGTGCCATTATTTACCCACAGCTTTCTGTGCTCTTTTGTGTG